GATGCTAAGATTTCAGGATATACTATAAGTGACTGGTCTTCGATTCCGTTGGTGAGATAATGAAAAAACTTCCTTTAAGTAACGCCCCATCTAACATGATGGAATGGGTGCGTTCAGTCGTTGCCCTACTAAAGTCACACGATGACGACATTGTTGTTTTAAAAGCAGCAAACAATAGCATCAGCAACTCTTTGCTTAATGGTCAGATTGCAACAAACTCTGCAAGGTTAAACTTTCTGGAACAGAAGCAGTCAACACAGGCGCGAGCTATCTGGTCTGGGTCAACAACTTTTACTCCGACTCCCGGCGTGGCAAGCTACAGCATTGTAACTTTCCCTGCCGGCTTGTTTAGCGGAACACCTAAAATCACTGTATCAAACAACACAGCCTATAGCAGCAACTTTAGCCAAGTCTGGGTTAACCCTACAAACACTAATGCTACACAAGTTGAAGTTGGCGTGTTCCGTAGCGACACTGTTTCAACAACCATAAATATCGTAGCTGTGGAGAACTAATGGTAGAATATACTTATTGTTGCGAAAATGTTGAATGTTACAACTTTAATGTAGCATTCTCTGTAAAAGCTGAAGGCGAAACGCCTACAATCTTCTGTGGCCCTTGCGGTTTGCAGATAACTAATCTGGAAGGTCTAATCTAATGCCGGGCACACCTACAAGTCGTGGCTTAACCACTCTAGCAACTAGCGATGTTATCACTAGCTTTGCTACCACCATTAACAGCGTAACTACTAGCGTAAACACTGCGCTGGTTAACACACTGCAGTTCTACAACTACACTGCAGCTAATGCTGCAGCTCGTAACGCTATCACTGGCATGGTTGATGGTAGCCTATGTTTCCAAACTGATACTAACGAACTTTGGTATTATGACACTGGAACAACTACTTGGCGTATTCTGCAACGCCCTAAAACTGCTTACACTTACGCTCTTGGCGGTGTAGGTGGAACTACAGCACAGTCTCAGAGTGGCTTTTACGCTATTTCTGGTGGCATTTGCTATGTGGAAGTTGATTACGCTATCACAAACACCACTAACGCTTTCGTGTCAACAGCCACAGCAACATCAGCATCGGGCAATGGAACCACTGTAACATATACTCTAGCAGCGCATCCTTTCGTTCCGGGTCAGCAAGTTAGCATTACAGGTTTCACTAGCACCCAATATAACCTAACCAATGTGACTATTGTTACAACAACTTCAACAACATTCACTGTAGCGAATGGGGCAACAGGAGCATCTTCAGGCTCTGGAACAGTAACATCAAATTATCCAATATTCACTCTTCCTATAGCGTATGCAAACTACGCAAATGCTCCAAGGGTCCAAATGGCTGGTGAATGCTCATTCCTGAATGTGTCAACTGGCGCATCACATCTCGGAACAAGCATGTGGATGAGTGCAACAACCGTAACACCAATGTTTGTTGGAACTAATGGTCTCCTGAACCCACCAAGAACCACTACAGGAAACCCTTTAACTGAAGCTTGGGCGGTTGGAGACCGTATCCAACTAAGCTTCGCATACCCAGTATAGAAAGAATAAAATGATTCAATACCCTTTTGATAAACTGCCAGCAGTCACCAGCCCCTTCGGATGGCGTGTGCACCCTGTGCAGAAAACTAAGAAACACCACAACGGTGTAGACCTTGTAGCAGCCCCCGGCAGCTGGGTCGAAGCTTCAGCTCGCGGTCGAGTAATCTTTGCCGGCCCATCGAAGCGTAAACTAGCCAACGGTGAACCCGGCGGTTTCGGCTATCATGTTATGGTTCGCTATCAGATTCATGGCGAGTGGGTTGTAATGGTTTACGCACACATGCGTAAAGGCTCTATCGCTGTCAAGGTTGGTCAGGTTGTCATGCCGGGCACGCCTCTAGGTAAGCAAGGTGCAACTGGTGAAGTAACTGGTGAGCACTTGCACTGGGAAATTTGCAAAGGCAAAACATATCGTTGGACTGGTGACGGTTCAGGCTTCTACGACCCTATCGACTTCATTAAGCACGCCCGTCACAAGGATGCCCTAATCAAGAAAGCTAAAGCAGCAACCGACAAGGATGATGTTGTTCACCCAATCCCAAACCATGACATTCATGGCGCAGGAGCCGGAGCCAAAGCTTCCTAAATAGGATACAATAGAGTAAGAACAATGGGCGAGATTGGGAAAAAATGATGCGTGAACGCATGAATGAAATTTTGGCTGTTGTTGGAACTCTAGCGTGGCGAAGCTTTGGTGTATTCTTGTTCATCCTTGGCGGTGCTGCAGGTTCTGGCGCGGTAATCACAGGAAACCCGTTTACAGGTATTCTTATCGCTTGGGTTACTTTGATGCTAGGTATTATCGGAGCTATTGGTTACGCTATTGCCATCACTGGCAAGGCTACCCCTGAAGATGTAGCTATGGCTACTAAAGATGCAGTGCAGAAACATATTGAGGATAGACAGAAGTAATGTCTGAGCAATCACCAGAACTGTATGTAGCTTTAGGTCGTCTTGAAGAGGGGATGCGCTCCGTTAGGGAGTCGCAAGAACGCATGGAAAAAAAGTTAGATGCTCAAGATGAGCGTATTAATGAGATTGAGTTGGATGTTAAAGAGCTGAAGACTCAGCGTGCAAACAAGGCTAGTTCTATTGCTTTATGGTTGGCGATTGCTGCAATGATTGTTTCGCTGGTTGTAGGTTTTCTACCATAGGTAGGAATATCCCGACAAGACAAAACCCCCAACTCTTTTTGAGTGGGGGTTTTGCTTTATCTTACTTGCCTTGTAATCTTTGTATCTCATTCTCGATATAAAAGATTGCTTTACGCAAATCTTCTATCTGTTTCTGGTCATCTTTCAGGCCTGCTCGCCACAAATATTTGATAGCGTTACCAACATTAAAGTTACGATGCCTTGTTATTTGAATACACTCTATACCGCTAGGGTCTGAAGTGTAATGTGGCGGATGGTTCACTAGGTCTGTCATGGTGCGACCCTTCCGTTTGTGTTAAACGCTTCGTAAGTTATTGGCATTTTTTCGGCAAAGAACTTTTCCATTATTTCTGCAACCATTTCAATTTCGCGTTGCGGAAATGATGGAACTTTACTGTCAGCATGTGTTGTGCGTAGGCTGATAAAGTTCATTAACGACCTTGCGTTCATTGTGACATACATGCTTGAGTAAATGTTCACTGGCAGCACAGCTCGAGCAACTTCTCGTGCGATACCTTTTTCTAGGAGCCATTTATATTCAGCATAGCAGTGCTCTGCCGAGTCTACGATAGCGTCTTGAACATTTGCGTGCTGCTCTGGTGTGCCTTGAACGAAAGTGTATGCTCCCGGCTTGCCTTGCTGCACAAGTTTGCGCTCAGCATTAGGATAGTAAAACACTGGCTTTAGTTCTTTGTATCTGCCTGACTCTTCGTTATAGCTTGCTATGCGGTGACGCATAAACTCGCGAAACACAAAGATTGGGGCTTCAATATAGAATGTGAAAGCGTTATGCTCGAATGGTGAGCCATGCCTGTCGCGCATCAGGTAGTTGATTAGTCCAGCATCCTTTTCAGGTTCTTCACTAATCTTTGCTCCTGTTGATACGCGAGCAGCCACGACTACAGCCCGGTCGCTTGCCATACTGTCAATCAAGTTAACAGTCATGTCTGACCTAAATTTTATTTCGCCCATTTTCCTCCTTAAAATATGTTATTTATCGTCTAGTTTGATTCGGTTGACCCACGCCTGCCCAGCAGTGCCACCCCAAGCATCCCATGCTACGCGACCCGGCGAAGGATATCCTTCTTCACCAGAGTTGAAGCCTGTAGCTTTCTTGTCAACATTGTGCCGAGCGAAATATGATTTCATGCGAGCCACAACATCGCGACTTACTGGGCCACCAGATGCTAGTTGCACTGCGCGCCTGCGACCTACATCAGTGAAACCTTTTCCAGCTTTGCCTTCGCTAATCCATTTTAGTGCACGCTTTGCAGCGTTTTGCACACCTTCTGGTGGGCTATAGTTCTGTGCCAATTGTTACCTTCTTATCGTTTGTGTAAAATCCGTCACCTTTAAATTCTACCACAGGTGCAACAAAAACCCGTTTAGCGACACTCCCACAATTTTTGCAGGAAGTTGTTGATGGTGTTTCTTGCAGCATCGGTAGTTTAAGTTCGGTCATATGATTGCTTTCGCATTTATAATCATATATCGGCATCGTCTTCACCTTCCTCATCTTCTTCGTCTTCCTCAAATCTGTCAACAAGGTTTAAGGATACACAGTTGTCACACATTGGTTCTAAACATACAGAGTCGCAGTGCAGGCAGCCGAAGTTATCTTCGCCATGAAGTTTATAAACTTCGCTGCCACATGCACAAACGAACTGTATATCTAAAGTAATGTTTAACTGCTCATTATGTAGTTGTTCAGTGTAATACTCTAACGCAACACTTGTTTGTCCTGAAAACGCTCCGTCTGGGTAACCACCCAGCTGTTCATTCCCGGCTTCGTGTCGTGACCTGTTGCTTCTTTGAAATAGTGACTTCCACCATCCATTGTTGGATTTTGAACCCATAAAGTTGCCCCCCAATCTTCGAGTGCGTCATGGTGGAAGTGGTGGGTTAGCAACACATCCGACTGCCCTACAGGGTGTCGGTTTCCGGCCATAGTTTTAAACCAGTTAAAGACTTTGTTACGGATTCCTGTGCCTCCAGTTTTTCCGTAAACATCGCCATGAGTTAATCCATAAGTCCAACCTTGGACTTTGGTGGTGATTGAGATTTCTCGGTCAGCAATCTCAAAAGACACATGCTTGAATGCTGGGTCTGATTCGATTCCTAACTGTGCCATCTCAAACACTAGCAGGTCATCGTTGTCTCCGATGGTTGTGCGGTTACCGTTGATGCGGTGTTCGCCATGATTTCCGGGGACTACAACTACACGCACAGTGTCGAAGTGTGGTGCGAGTTGTTTGATGCCTTTAATAATCATTGCTACAGTGTTTTTGATTTGACCTCTGCGATGGTCATCAATTTCGTAACTCTGATTCGGATAAATTACGCAACCCTCAACCATGTCGCCACCACCAAAGATGACAAGTTCGTTAAGTTTGCGACCGATGGTGCGTAGTTCGCCAATGCGTTCTTCGGCTAGGTCGAAAGCGTTTTGTAGGCGTTCAATCAAACCTGCAGAACCTCCACCTTCAAGCTTAGCCATCTGCCAGTCAGCCCAGTCGAGGCAGAATGTTGATTCTGTGCCACCGTTCTGTGCAACTACAGGGCGCGACTTGGCTTCGATAGAGTTCATCAAAGCTACTGCATCAACGATTTCTGCAGTAACCTTTTCTTGCTTCTTCACTAGACCGAACGAGTAGCTGTGCTTCCACAGCATCTTGTTCAGGTCAACGCTCCAATATTGGCGATGCTTTTCCCAAAGCACAGTAGCAATTTCAACTTTGTCTGGGTCGTGACCAAATTCGCGAAGAATCTCTTCATGCGTTTTGCCACCAATATCGCTCGATAGCGCCCCTGTTCGCAGCTCACCCTTATCACCGGACCAGATGACTTCTTGAAGGTCACCAGTGGCCTCCTGTGGCTTCCCAGCGCATGATGTGCGGTGCTTGTTTACAGTGGTTTTACCGAACTGTGCCCATTTCTCGGCAACTGCTCGACTGCTCAACGCCGAATCAGCGATGTCGGCCAGTAGGCGAGGGTTGTCCGGAATCAATTCACAGACTTTACATTTACTCATCTGAACTCCATCCTAATCGTAGTGTTGGTTTATGTAACTTGTTTCTAAGGTAAATTATAGCGTGTCTGACCGCATCATTCGCATGTGGCCGGCCTTTAGAGTGCATTCCGATACGCTTCAGGCGGTCATCGTCACACAAAGGTTTAGAACTTGGAGGCTGATAAGTGATTGGTGTAAGACCACGCTCATACAGGGCCTCTAAAGCACCAATGATATACACAGGTGACAGGTCTGCACCATACACTCCTTCGCGAAGTGTAAAGTTTTCGCAAACAATCTCATCAATATCGTAACTTAGCAGTTCATCCCAGTGAAAATCTAGGAAGCCTTGCAAACCGTTAGGGATTTGCCTAGCCCACTTCAGCTCTGGTTCTTCATTCTCAAAGTATTGCACCAACGCTGCACCTGTAGTGCCTCCCGGGTCCAAAGATAACATTAACATTATTGACTCCTCTCTTGAAACTTTTCATAAACACTTTTATGTTTATCATGCTGAATGTGTGTGAAACACATTTTAGCTAAATGGTCACGCT